CGTCAATGTCCATCCAGTGTTACCGCTCGCCTGCAGCGTGAAACTAATGTTTCCACCGGTAGGCAGGTTGAATCCCTGCCATCCGTCCATCCGGATCTGAACTCCGGGATTCTGAGGAGAAGGGCGCCATTCCACCAACGCGTACGTGTTCGTACCCGTCGAATCCGTGACGCTGACCTGGAGGACGATATACGTCACGTCCAAGGCCGACGTCGAGATCATGTAGCAATCCAGCACATAACGGCCGGGCAGCAATGTCACCAGCTGCCCAGCAGCAGACGCCCCGATGTTGTTCCAGGTCGTCTGCGTGTTCGTGAACGTCGCAATGTTCGGCGTACTGTTCGGCTGGCCCGCATTCAGGGTCACTGGGCTCGTGACCTGCTGGAGGGATGTGCCACCCCCCGGGCCCGAAAGCTCCTCGTTCGTGATCGGTTCCACGAACTCGAAATCGTAATCCACAAAGAGCTCGCCAACAGAACCCGCTGCAGAGAAGCCCTCCGTTGCAATGAACAGAGTGCCCGCGTCGTACGTCTTGGCGTCCGACCCGACAGGCAGAAGGTTCGAGCGGACATAGAGTCCCTCCGTCGGAGTGGCCAGATGACCATCCACAGTAAGCTTCAGGTCCTCCGAGGCCATTCCAACGACCTTGGGCTCCATGTTCTCGATCTCCGCCATACTCGTAGGCAGCGGTTCCGTGGCATCGTAGCTCAATGCCATCACGAGGCGCCCGCGCGACCCCAACGGGTCGTACGCAGACACGAACTTCCGGTAGTCGAAGTGCAACTTCGAAATGCGGTACTTCTGGTATGACTTCGCAATGTCCGCCAACCAGGGAAATGACGTGGAGAGTCCCGGCTGCAATCGCACAGTAGTCAGCTCGAAGCTGCCACTCTGAACCGAGACGATGGAGACTCTCTCGCGGTTGCGCTGGTGTATTGCCCTTTCCATAGTTCGAGAGTTCTTCGGAGGCGCGGTCGTGCCGAAGCCAAAGGCTCCAATGCTCACCGGCCCCACACTGCCCCCCTTGCTCTGGAAATACCAGCGCTTGAGATGCTCCATCTCCTTCTTGCTCAAGTTGGGCCCAGGCGGCACAGCCCGATTGCGGTTGCGCGCCTTCTTGCCCTTCTTGGGTGCTGCTTTGGTAGCCATCAACTATTTGTTTCAGGCCCCGGATCCCGCGGGAAAGAGAGCGAAACAAGTTCAGCTCCCCTTCCTGCTCATCTGCTGTGTCTGGAGGAGGCATCTCCTGGAAACGGAGAAAATACAGCAGGCGGCCATCCACACCGAGTTGGAATGACCCATTGGCGAACTCGAACTCAAAACCACTATCGGCTAGTTCGAACACGCTGACCCACGCATGGAGATCCAAAAGAAGTTCCTCCTGGTCTTCCTCAGGCGCGTGAGTCTGGATTATGGCCACTACCATGTCCTCCCATTGCTCATTGGACATGCTTTGGGTGGACTTAACGAAGCCATTCTCCGATCGGTAGTCACGCGTGCTAATCAAATGTTCCTGCCACGCGCGCTCCGTCTCTGCATGATCAATCATCTCTGAGTTCGAGAGATGACGACAAAGACGACCATAAGGTTGGTTACCGTACGCCAGCCACTGAATATACAGCCACTGGCAAGCAGCTATCTTGGCCCCTCCCTTGAAGACACGAGAAGGGTAGGCGCTGCTCTTTATGTAACTCGCGCTCGTGTGCCCCCATCCGTCATCAGTGCGGAATGAGTAGCCACCCAGGAACGAGGCGGCATTGAAGGGTATCACCGGCTGTGGCCCCTCACACGTCGAGCGCATGCCCGATCTAAGAATGCTCCGCATGACTGCTTGAGCAAACCGATCGGCAGTAAACCGGCCATCGGGAAACATCTCCGCGAATTGATTGCCGGCGTCAGCGAGCATGCCATACCAACCGAAGGAAGCCTTGACCGAAGTCAATGCCTCTCCAGTGATGGTCGACTCGTCGCTGACAGAACGACGCAACAAGAGATGAAGGAACACCTCCTGCAGCAATGGATGTTTGAAAGTCACATCAGACACCATCGCTCGTCGGTTCTGCTCCGCCACTAGGGCGGCAGTGCCCTCGCAGGTGCACAAAGCACCCGTGCTGGCACGGAAAAAGGCCTGAAAATCCACTCCACAGCCGATATCGCACTGTACGAGATCGAACGAAATTCCTTGATTCCCAAAGGACGCTCGAAAGTCGTCACCGCTCAAGAGGATGTGGTAGGTCTCACTTAGGCGGTCTGTCTGACGCGCCACCTCTTCTGGGGAAGGATTGGCCAAAAAGCGAACTACTACGGTGCGTTCGCCGAAGCGCAGGAGGACATCATTGTCCATCATGCGCTTGATCCCTAGACTCACAAGAAATGCCAGCATTCCTTCGGCCGTGATCGGGAAGATAGGACGGGACTTGGTTTGCCCGCTACCAGGATCTCCGGGGTA